TGTCCATCTATCTAAGCTCAGACCCAAAGGAAGTGAAAACGGAAAAGGTCTTACAGCTTCTGGCCCAGTATCCTTCGGAAAAATCTACTCAACCCTAAATGAAATCATCAGACGGGGTGGGCATTATAAGAACGGCGCTTGCGTTTTGCATCTTGACTTGGATCACCCTGACATTATTGAATTTATCACGACCCCACGTGCCGATCTTCCATGGGTTAAACGATGCGTCAACATTAATCAAGAAAAATGGGACGGTGCCGACCAATTAACACGTGACGCACTTATATATGGCATCAGGTCAGGTGACATATGGCTGAATAAAACTAAATACGATAAAAATGGAAAAAGAATCAGAGGCAATGTATGCCTCGAAGTTTACTTGCCATCACGAGGAACTTGTCTCTTGGAACACCTCAATTGTGGTGCCTGTACAATCGCCGACGTGTCAAAAGGTTTTGTTGAGGGTATGCGAGACTTGTGCAACCTCCATAGCAAAACAGGCATTGGAAGTTCTGGAGAATACCTCCCCTCGGAGACGGACCGCCAAGTCGGATTTGGATTGCTTGGATTAGCAAATCTACTAAGGCAGAATAACATCACCTACAAACAGTTTGGTGATGCATTACAAGCAACTAATGATGGCATACCTGGACTTGGTACAGCTGGATTATTAGCTGCAGAATTTTATAAAGGCATTCAGGGTGCGGCTGAAGTTGCTAGAGAATATAATATGGATCGAGCATTTGCTATCGCTCCTACCGCAAGCTGTTCATATCGCAGTAAAGACAGAGAAGGCTTTACTTGCACACCAGAGATAGCACCTCCTATAGCTCGGAGTGTTGATCGTGACTCTGGTACATTTGGTGTACAGACATATGAATATGGTGATGTAGAGATCGCCTCAGAAGTTGGTTGGGATGCCTATAAGAAGGTAGCTGACGAACTTATGTATATGTTGCAGCACACAGGGCTTCTTCACGGCTATTCATTTAACTCATGGTCAGATGTAATAACCTACGACGAACAGTTCGTTGAAGAGTGGCTAAATAGTCCCCAAACTTCACTTTATTATTCCTTACAGGTAATGGGTGACGTTCAGGATAAGTCAAGTGCATATGCAGCACTGGATGAAGATGAAGTCCAAGATTACTTGCAAGGGATTCTAAAAAACGAACCCCAATGCGATTGTCAAGAATGAACCTATATGAAAAGTTACTCAATAGAAAGAGAACATGGACTCCTGTCAAAACAACAGGAGGTAAACTTAAAGAAGGAGCAGAGGAAACCATCTACCGTGCTCTCGCAATACGCCACATGGAGTTACCAGTTGGCGACTTCATTGCAGAATCACTTAAAAAAGAGGTTCCCGAATCTGCGAGGATCCTCTTAGAATCTAACGTCAAGGATGAGATCAAACATGATCTCGCTCTTGGCTATATAACTGACGCTATAGGCGTTGATGAGAAAGCAGAGAAAGAAGCTTTCTTACTAAGGGATGCCTGGGAAGCGCACCCTGATCACATGATAACCAAAGCATTAGTAATAGAACGTGCAATATTTTTCGTACTTCTTCCCTTCTTTCGTTTTAATGGCGATGCTGGTCTTAGGACTGTCAGCGCCGACATCAGCCGAGATGAACAAATCCACGTTGCCACTAATTCTCTCGTATGTGCTGATATGGGTCTACGCAGTAGTGGTTCTTTGGACAAACTTAGGAAAGCCACAATTAACTGGATCATGGAGCCATTAGGTAAGAATACCTATGGCGATAAATATTTAAGCAAAAAATTCTGGCTGGATACCAGTGATCGACTTATGTATGAAGGTAAAGCCCCAGAGCTTTCCGAAACTAAGTCAGCAAGAATGCCCGCCTTCTTTGAACATAGTAATGTCAATCTCCCCCAATACTCTTGAGTCAATCCTCGGTCCTAACCTTGAGTCAATACTCGCAGAGTTAGATGAAATTTACCCACCCACAAACCCAACTCCCAATGACAACATTGAAACTATTATGTACAGATCAGGACAACGCTCTGTTGTGGAGTGGATAAGAGAACGAGTTAGTGAGGAATAAATTATGGCAGGTTTAGGTGGACCAGGACTAGGAGGTGGTTTTGGTAAAGGTAAATCTATTGGTAGTAAAGTTGGTAAAGCCCTTGGTGGTCACTTAAGTAAGGCAGGTAAGCTAGGTGGAGGTGGTAAAAAAGGATTTAATTTCTCATTTAAGAATTTTTTTAATGCATTCAAGCCTGGATATGCCAAAAATATGGGACAGCTAACTGGAAAGCTGAACCAATTAAACCAACCATCAGCTTGGAAAGTTAAACAGTTTGCCGATAAGAATATCGATATAACTAAAATGAACAAAAGCTTTTTGGTTAATATCAATACTCAAGCGGCTATTGACAAAATAAAGAATGAGAAAGTTAAGAACTGGTTAAATAAATACACTCCTAAATCAGTAAAAGATCTGAAAATTAACCATCAGATGTACTCGCCTACAAAGATTAAGCCTACTGATCCAAGCTATAATCCTACAGGTACAGGAAGTATCCAACTAGATCCTGATGTTGAGAAATATCTTGATTGGATGGCAAGTCAGAACCCTACAGGTATGACAATATCTGAGGCTAAGAAACTATATGCCAACAACTTAAAGGATGGTAAGCATACATTGCAGCAGGTCATGAAGATGAACCCTGCTAATACCATTCCTTTTTATGCACTAATTGACGATACAGAAGAATCAACACCCACTAAAAACGACTCATTAAAAGTAAACAACACAAAGGAGAACAAGAATATGGTAATGAACGCGGCAGCTTTAACAGCTGGAGCAAGTGCTCCTGGTTTTGTATATACAACACCAAGTCAAAATCAGACAAATCCTACAAAGTCAAGTCAAAATCAGACAAATCCTACAAAGTCACTAGAAGATTATATAAGCCTGGCTAAGTTATATATGCTGAATAATAGTGATACAGATTCCCCACAAGATATCTGGAATTCTATACAAGCTACTGAGATGGGTGGTTTAAATCCTATAACGCATTCAAACTGGGATCCAAGTAACTTTAACCTTGCGAAAGCAAAAGCATTCGCTGACAACTCACACTTGAAAGGTGGAGGTGGTGGTGTTTATGCTATTAGAGATGCTTTAGGATTATTAGGTAGTTCTGATCCTACAGGTTTAGATGATCATGATCTTTGGGAACTATATCAAAAAGGTTTTGGTTCTATACCAACAGGAATTAAAAATCCATACACTAAAACAGCAGCAGGAACTGATAAGACTGGTACTACCAATCCTACCACCACAACTACTCCTACTGGTTTAACTAAAGCAGATCTAGATAAATGGTGGAAAGCTATAGACAAAACAGGTTGGGGTAGTAAAACAACAACAACCAATAACACTCAAGGCATGGGTGATTTCATGAAGTTCATGATGTTTATGTCTATGATGAAACCTCAAAAATCTGGAGGTGGTAGTCAGTATGGTTATGGCGGTTTAAATCCTGGTGGTGTTATGTCTTCATACAATCCACTTTCTAATATTAGTCAACTTGTTTCATCATTTAAAACACTGCCTGGTATTGGTGGAAGTACTTCTGGTACTTCTGGTACTTCTGGTTCATCCACTTAATATATAATTAATAACATGGCACAAAACACATTTGAAAGTTTATTATCAGGTTCTCCTAATCTTTGGGACGGTAGCGCGAATGCTAATAATTGGGGAGGTGGGACTTTTGGAACAAATAAAGGTCATAACATTGATCTAATATATCAAAATCTAGTAGGACGTAACGCTGATACAGGAGGTAAGGACTATTGGGATAAACAACTTAGTAGCGGAGCTGCTACTTACAAGACTTTAATAGATAGTATAAAAGCATCAGGTGAGTTTACCGATCAACAAACTTATGCAGCTGCTAACCCTAATTGGACTGCAGATGATCTTAAATCACTTAACAGTGCTTATGTAAGTCCATACCATGCTGGGAGTGGTTCAGCTGTAGCTGGTTGGAAACCTGGAGATCCATTAACAATGGACATAGCTAAAGCTACTGCTACTACAGTATCAAATGCTGATGGTAGTCAGAAGTTAGATTCTGATGGTAATCCCATACAGAAACAATCTTACGATGATCAGACTAATTTTACTGTAGCTGATATTGCTGCAGCTAATGCCGCAAACAATACAACTTTCAAAACAATAGGTGGTACAGGTGATGGCACAGTAAACACAGGTGTTAACAATACTGGCACTAACAATACTGGCACTACCAATACTGTTACTGGTCTAACTCAGGCAGATTTAAATTCATGGTGGAACGCTTTAGATAAACCTTGGTTAAATACTACTAATACTAATACCACTAATACCACTAATAGTAGTGACGATTTCATGAAACTAATGATGTTCATGGCTATGATGCGTCCTCAAGGTGGCGGCTACGGTGGCGGTAGTTATGGTTACGGTGGACTAAACCCAGGTGGAGTACAGTCTGCTTATAATCCAATGTCTAATCTTTCAAGTTACATGAACGCCTTTAAAACTCTACCTGGAATTTCCACTAATACAATTAGCACAGGTACTAATTAAATAAAATGACAGCAAAAACTAGGTATGATTATTTATCAAGCGAACGTACCCAGTTTCTAGACGAAGCAGAACAAGCGTCAGAATTAACTCTTCCATATTTAATCTTAAAGGATCAATATACCAAGGGGATGAGACATCTTCCTACACCTTGGCAATCAGTTGGTGCAAAAGGTGCAGTGACATTAGCAGCAAAACTTATGCAAGCTATGCTTCCTGTACAAACCAGCTTCTTCAAGCTACAGGTAGATGAAAGTCAACTTGGTCAGGAATTTGGTCCACAAGTTAAATCAGAACTAGACTTATCTTTTGCAAAGATTGAACGCACTATCTTAGAGGCTATAGCTTCTTCCAATGATCGTGTTATAGTACATGAAGCTCTACTACATCTTGTAGTAGCAGGTAATGCACTTATCTTTATGGGTAAGGATGGTCTGAAAGTTTATCCGCTTAACCGCTACGTTGTAGAACGAGATGGTGACGGCAATGTGATCGAAATAATCACGAAAGAAACTATTGCTAAAAAATTAATAGAAGATCAACTACCAGAGGATGTACTACAACAGTATGACACAGTGGTTGATGGCTCTGATGATAGTGTTGAGGAGTGCGACATCTACACCCACGTTACACGAGACAACAACAGATACGTCTGGCATCAGGAAGTACATGGTAAAATATTAGAAAAATCCTACGGGAAATCCCCTGTTGACGTAACACCTTGGATAGCACTGAGATTTAATTCAGTGGATGGTGAGGATTATGGACGGGGAAGAGTCGGTCAATTTATTGGCGACTTAAAATCATTAGATGCATTGTCCCAAGCCCTAGTGGAAGGTAGTGCAGCTGCTGCAAAGGTTGTCTTTACAGTATCACCTAGCTCTACGACTAAACCAAGTACCCTTGCTAACGCTGGGAACGGTGCAATCGTGCAAGGGAGACCTGATGACATAGGAGTCGTACAGGTAGGTAAAACTGCTGATTTTAAGACTGCATTTGAAATGATGATGCAGCTAGAACGTAGAATTAATGATGCGTTCTTAGTTATGCAAGTTAGACAATCAGAGAGAACGACAGCGGAAGAGGTACGCCTCACACAGATGGAATTGGAACAACAGCTTGGCGGTTTATTTAGCTTGTTAACTACAGAGTTCCTACTACCATACTTACATAGAATACTTAATCAATTCCAAAAGTCTGGAAAGATACCACGTCTACCAAAGGATATTGTTAAACCTACCATCGTAGCTGGTGTTAATGCACTAGGTCGTGGTCAGGATAGAGAAAGCTTAGGTCAGTTCCTACAAATAGTTTCTCAGACAATGGGACCAGAGGCAGTACAGAAGTTTATTAATCCAGAAGAAGTTATTAAACGATTAGCTGCAGCATCAGGTATTGATGTATTGAATTTAGTTAGATCAATGCAAGAGTTACAAGCTGAGCAACAACAAGCACAGCAAATGGCTATGCAACAACAACAAGCAGAACAACAAGCTGCTATGATGAAAGCTCCTATGATGGATCCATCTAAAAACCCTGCATTAGCAGAACAATTAGGAGAACCACCACCACCACCTGAACAACAAGCATGACGGAAGAAACACAAACACTTACTTATGAAGAGCCTCAAAATACTGAGGTTCTTAATGAAGATGAACAAGACTCTCTAGAAGTAGGAGAGAAGATGGAAGCTGAACAAGATCAGCTTTTAGCAGGTAAATATAAAGACCCTAAAGATTTAGAGTCTGCCTATAAAGAACTCGAAAAAAAATTAGGCGAAAAATCTGAGCCAGATTCACCAAAAGAAGAATCAAAAAATGAAACCAAAGATGAAAGTCCAAAAGAATATGATAATATTCTAGATCAGCTTTGGGAAGAAGGAACTTCTGAAAACCTAACCGAAGAAACCTTTAACAAATTAAAAGGTATGGATCCTGTTGAAGTTGCTAAGATAGCAATGCAACAAAGACAGAAGCAGCAACAACCTCAGTCCAGAGACTTTAGTCAAGAAGATGTACAAGAAATACAAGGCTTAGTAGGAGGTGAAGAGAATTATAAAAACATGATGGGGTGGGCTACTCAGAATGTACCTGAACAAGAAGTTCAATTATATGATGCAGTAATGGAGTTAGGTAATCCCTTAGCTGCTTACTTTGCTGTACAAGCTATGGCTTTAAAGTATCAAGATCAAGTTGGTAGAGAAGGCCAGATGGTTAGAGGTAAAGCACCTAAACAAACATCTGATGTATTCAATAGCCAACAAGAAATGGTTCAGGCTATGGAGGATCCAAGGTATAACGACGACCCTGCATATCGAGAAGCAATACTCCAAAAACTAGAACGATCAAACATTAATTTCTAATCATGCCAAAAGGAAAAGGAACCTACGGTACTAAGAAAGGTAGACCACCTAAGAAGTAGATAGGCATGGCGACCTGACAGTTCATCATCGCCATTCACCTATCTTGAATTTCAATGACAGTTATAACCGAATACGGTAAACAAAACATTTTCGCTACAGAACCACCTATACAAATCATGAACGAAAACGAAGAAACCTTTCTTATGGAGCAAGCCGAGAGAACTAATGGTCAACTAGCCATGCTTGGATTCGTTGCTGCCATAGGCGCATACATCACTACTGGGCAAATCATCCCAGGTATTTTTTAAACACTTTATAAATGACTACAGCCACACTAACAAAACCATTTGACAACTGGCAGCGTTTCTGTGACTGGAC